CTATTGCCCCTGTTGGCCCTGTCGGACCCGCCGCACCAGTATCACCCGTAGGACCAGTTGGACCTATCGCTCCAGTATCTCCAGTCGGTCCTGTTGGACCTGTAAGACCTGTAGCCCCAGTCGGCCCAGTAGCACCTGTCAGTCCTGTAGCACCTGTGGGACCTGTCGGCCCAGTCAAACCTGTTGCTCCCGTAGGACCTGTTGGACCAGCAACTGTTGAATCTGCTCCTGTGGGTCCTGTTGGTCCTGTTGGTCCTGTTGCTCCTGTTGGACCCGTAGGACCTACTACTGTTGAGGCAGCTCCCGTTGGTCCCGTGGGTCCGGTGGGGCCAGTTGGTCCTGTCGGGCCAGTAGCGTAAGGCAAAGAATTCCAATTGCTTGTGCCATCACCAATCTTGAACTTATCCGTGTCAAGCTCAACACCAAGCTCACCCTCTGCTAATAAAGGGTTAACCGAAGTCCATGTTGCGGCTGTTCCTCTGCGAATTTGAATTTGAACTGTCATTACACACCACCTGCATCTATTGGGTTAACTCCGCCGTACACGCTGTTGGGATACCCGCCATCAAGATTAAGCAAACCTGCGCCAGCCGCACCTGTTGGTCCTATTGCACCTGTTGGCCCTGTAGAACCTGTTGGACCTTGATTACCCGTTGGACCTGTTGGCCCTTGAATACCTTGTATGCCTTGGATACCTTGGATACCCTGTGGTCCAGTAGGACCGATATTACCTTGTGGCCCAGTCGGACCGGTTAATCCTGTTGCTCCAGTAGCACCTGTAGGACCGATAGCTCCTGTAGGTCCTATCATACCAGTTGGACCGGTTGGCCCAATAGAACCGGCAGGGCCAACATCCCCTGTTGGACCAGTTGGTCCGGTTAATCCCGTATTACCAGTAGCACCTGTTGCGCCAGTTGGACCAATAGCGCCTGTAGAACCAGTTGAGCCAGTTGGTCCCGTTGGACCTACAGCACCTGCCGGACCAGTTGCGCCAGTAAGACCTGTAGCACCCGTTGGTCCAGTTGGTCCAACTAACTGACCAGCATCAGTCCAAGATGTTCCGTTCCAAACATACAAATTTCCTGTGGATTCAACAATATAAGCATCACCAGCCGTATTTCCTGATGATGGTAAATCGCCAACTGTAGCAACAGCACCTTTAATTATGATGCCTTGCCCTTGTGGACCAGTAGGACCAGTTGGGCCACTTGTTCCCGTAGGACCAGTTGCTCCTGTATTACCCGTTGGACCAGTTGGTCCAGTAAGTCCGGTAGAACCCGTGGCTCCTGTGGGACCTGTAGCACCAGTCAAACCTGTAGCACCAGTTAGACCAGTTGCCCCTGTTAAGCCGGTAGCTCCTGTAGGTCCGGTTGGTCCAGTTAATCCAGTAGAGCCAGTAGGTCCAGTAGCACCGGTTAGACCAGTCGCTCCGGTAGGACCTGTAGGTCCAACAGCTCCAGTCGGGCCTTGGATACCTTGATCACCCTGTATACCTTGTATGCCTTGAACGCCTTGTGGACCTGTTGGTCCTTGTATACCTTGCAAACCTTCAGGGCCTGTCGGACCTTGAATTCCTGTAGCTCCAGTAGGTCCAATCTGTCCAGTAGCACCTGTTGGTCCAGTTTGACCAGTAGTGCCAGTCGGTCCCGTAGGTCCTTGTGCGCCTGTCAAACCTGCCGCACCACGCTCACCAACTACTTCACCAACATTTAATTGTGATCCGTCAGAAAATGTCAGAACTAAAGAGCCATCGAAATCAATCTTTGCTCCAACGATAGAAACTCCATTGTCTCCATCGTCACCATCAATTCCGTCCTTACCATTTTTGCCATCAACCCCATCGCGACCATCTTTGCCTTTAGGACCGTCTTTTCCATCCTTGCCATCAGCACCGCGATCACCCTGTGGTCCTTTAAGTTTCTTTACATCAAGGACATGGCTTTCAAGTTTAGGAAGTTGTTTATCAAGCAGAATTGCCAATGCAGACAACTTTGCATCAGTTGACGCATCTGATAGCAGTATCTGCTTAATATCCATCATTGATTAACAAAACTCTTAAGAAAGTTGGTGTCTTTTGCTTTTTGCTCGTTCTTGTCCATGTTTTGCAATTCAACAACCTTTAACTTATTCTCAATGTCTTTTTCTTTAAGCATCAATTCTGCGATTTTGACACGCTTATTGAATTCTTTTTCAGCCATAGCATCATTGTCAGGCAAGTTCTTGGTCGTTGCAGCAAGTGTCTTGGCTTGGACTTCTTGAGGCATTAACTGTGCTTCAGTCATCAATTTAGCCGCTTCAGCACGATTTTGCTCTGCTTGGGTAGTCTGAACTGCAATCTGAGCCTGTGCAGCTTGTAGAGCCAACTCTTGCTGTGCTTGTTGCATCTGTTGTGCTTGTGGATCAGGTTGAGCCATTTGATCCAACATCTGAATCAACTCATATCTGTTAGACAAAGAAGAATTAGCCATGATTCCCTTGAGAATCACAGGCAAAACAGGTGTATTAGGGCCAAGTGTCTGGAGTAAGGAAATGAACTGTTGTTGTTCATGCTCACGAGCAATGATACCCAAAGCTGCAGTCGGTATGAACTTCATGTCAACAGTAGGATAACGCTCTGGGTCGAACTGCATATAGCGGAAAGCCGCCTTATTGATAAATGGTATCAAGAAATCTTCTTGGAAGTTCACCAATGTACGCTTGTATTTCTTGATAATTGAGGCAACAGCCATCGAAATACCACCCTGATTCGCATCCCTAGATACATTGGATACCATTCCTTGTGAGTCTAGTGTTCCAGTAGCCTGAAGTAGCATTCTCTCGAACTCTTTGGCGGTGGTAATGTTCCCAGAATCGGTATTTCCGAACTTGAAGGGGAACAAAATCTCTGATGGATTGCCGTTTGTCAGGATTGCCTTGCCTGGCTTTACCTCAAACTTAGCACCTCTAGGCAGTCTAGTGGCATCCATAGCCATCATAGGGCTTGTAGTGAGCGCCAGAGAGTCCAAATGTGAACGAATCTGTGCGTCAATAGCCTTCTGAGAGTTATAAGCCTTCTCTACAGTACCACGACCCAACAAACGATTAGGAACTGTATCGTCTTGATAAGCCAGAATTGGCCTATCTTTCATCATGTAAGGGTTCTTTTCTGCTTTGAGAAGCACATTGTCATTAGCAATAACAACAATAGCCTCTACCAGATCGGAATACTCGTCTTGCACAGAGTCTTCAGGGAACAAATCTTCAACTTCTGACTCATCCTCAAGTTGGTCAAGATACTCTCTAGGAACTAAGCCATAGTACGTCAATAGCTTAACTTTGTCGTCTTGGTATTGGCTAACCTCTTGAGTAGGCTCTAAGTCAGAGTCTTCAGAATCAGTACCAACCTCTACCTTGCGATAGATGCCTTCTTCTTGACCTCTAACAATCTTGTGGATAGAGACATACTTCTCAATAGCCACACCCATACAGTCTTCAATAGAAGTCCCATTTGGGTCAAACAAGAAGTTCTTAGGGTTAACAGGAACAATCTTGACTGCAATCCTGTCCTTCTCAATCACACCAATAGCGGCTTGACCGACTTGACCAGGTATTGCTTGGGTAGCGGGAACAAAGATCTTCTCTGTTTTAACAATGACTTCACCAATGCCAGTACCATAGATTTCAGCCATCAACTCAATCTGGTCAATGGACTTGCGAATCTTGTCTATCTTGAAGTCTTCCATCAGTTGAGCCTTGATAGCGGCTACATCCAATGGATTGTTGTTTACATCACGAATATCGTCTTGAATGTCAAAGAACTCACCTTGACCAAAGATAGCCTCAATGATCTCTGCATGACGGGTTTCTACAGCCTGTTGGGTAGCGGGAGTGACAATTCGGCTTCTCTCGGAATCACGGGTTTTATCTTCAGCAGCCCATTCACCAGTAAAGATGCGCTCATATTCCAACCAGTCATCCAGATAATTGGTATTGCGATAGTCTCTCCAACGATCACAATGGTTAACAACAAACGCTACGAGTTCTTTATCAGATTCTGTTGGCTCTTGAAATTCCATGCTCAAACCCCCGATATTATGTCCACAGGCTGCCAATCATCGGTATCGTCTTCCTCAAAGTATGAGGTAACGGCGAGCTGGTCTATATAACTAAGCGCATCAGGCAGATCATCGTGAACCCCCTGTGCGGGAAACATTAGAAGTTGGTCAACAAACTCATCCCAATTCTCTTCTGAATTGAGCGTGATTCTGCCATGTTCAAACCTTCCTTGCAATGCCCAGATAATTCTATCTGCTTTTTTCCTATTCCCATGCGTTAAATCAACAATATGGGCATAGATGTTACTTTTCCTCATCAAGTCGCTCAAATAGGGCAAAACAGCGTTTTTAAGCGCCCCCCTCTCAATCCCAATACTCAAAGGCCTGTAATCCCGAATAGCCATCAAGATGTTCACAGCAGTCGTTCTAATATCCCACCTTCCGTGAATAATCTTGTCAACAAACCACTTTCCATCCTCTGTGACATAAACAACACAGATAGCAGACTCATCCAACCGCTTCTTGGCATTACCCGCTTGTTTGGCAACCTCCTCAAACCCCGCTAAGTCAACAGAGATGAAATATGACCCCTTATTCGGTCTTTCCCCATATTTAATCCATTCTTCCTTGAAAACATCACTCCCCGCATTGGAGAACGATGCCATAAATTCTTGTTTGAAGGCAAATGTGGATAGAGTTTTCTTGGCAGACTCGATTTCTGATGGGTCGATTAGCGGATTGTCGGCAGTAGTGAAATGCCATGATTTCCAGTCTGAATCAGTATTTTCTTCTCCAAGTTTGTACAAGTCATGGAACCAATTTCGCCCTTTTGGAGTTCCCAAAAATAGCGCACGACCCTTTTTATCGCTCAAACTGGCTCGAATAACTTGCTCCCATGCTTCAGGTTTGATGTCGGCAACTTCATCTAGCACCGCATAAGTAAGTGAAACTCCACGCAAAGTGTCAGGACGATCTGCACCCCTAACGTAGATTTTTGCTCCGTTAATCATCGTAATATCAAGATTGTTAACGTGACTAGCTTGAATAACATCCCTTCCCAAATCAAGCAACAAATCCCATATGATTTGACGACTCTGCCCCATAGTAGGCGATACATATAGCACTGCAGACCCTTGAGGGCATCTTAGAGCTTCTATAATCAGCGTGATGGCACATAACCTAGATTTTCCGCATCGACGCCCAGCAGCAACGATTTTGAATCGGCTTTTGTCAGCAAAAACTTCCTGCTGCCACGGCAAAAGAGAGAAATTCAAATCAGCCATTTTTTCCTTTGTTTAAGTATCCAATAGCATTGCTTAATAGATTTACATCATCATGGAACTTGCCAAGAGCAGTATTGCATAAGTCACAAAGTATTCCACGAACTTTATTAGTTGAATGGCAATGGTCTACTACCATTCTTGTCTTTTGCTCACCATATTTTTGTTTAGTACCACATATAGCGCAACCACCACCCTGAGAAGCAAGCATTTGCTCAAAATCCTCTTGAGTTAAACCATAACTACGTTTTAAGTGACCTGAACGACAAGAAGCATAATGCCTAGCTCTAAACTCTTCATCTTCACGCATTTTTATAGCTTGCATATTGAGCTTTCTATTTTTAAACTCTTCATCCGACGCATACTTTTTTCTCTCAAGCAATGCCATACATTCCTTGCATCTAGGACGAACACCTTTTGTGCCATTAGCAATTTTGTAGAAAGCATCAAGAGGTTTTTCAATTTTGCAGTAAGTACATTTTTTCATACTGCAATTATACTCTTGCTTAAACAAGAATACAACTGAATGTTATTTAAACATCGGTAATGTCATCTGCCTCTATTACAGTAGGCTCAACTCCTAGTCCTGTAATGTTAATCGTCACAGCACTCCTCTGACTCTTATCCTTCTCAAACATACTCACAGGTAAAGTCCTGTCTAAACACATCTTCAAAGCCACCAATTGATGCGGATGCTCGTCATTCAACGCTATCTCTATTACCTTCTGAGCAACATCCTTACCTCCACTCCTAATCATCAATTCCTTCAACTCCTTGAGCCTCTGGTGATCAGTCTTAGGCAGTATCGCAGGAGGGTTATCAGCAAACCTCTGTATCGTCATCTTGACGCTCCCCTTCGGTCTTCCTCTTCCACGCTTTAGAGTCGTGTGCCTGTTTTCCTTTCAATTTAGCTTTTTCTGAGGGTGGGAGGTACCACAAATTTCTACCACCCATCACCACCCCCTCCCCCCCCATACATCAGGGTTTACCCTTAGTGCAAAGGTTATGCGTTTTTTGCATAAAGTTGGGAGAGGGTTTGATGCACCATTTCTAGGGTACTTGAATTATTGTTTGTCATTGTGTTTGTCTATACGTTCCCTCTATCTTCCCTTACCTTATCCCTTAGTGATTCATCTTCATTGGGGCTGTTAGTTGTTCCCGCGATTATTCCTAACGAACTCAATTCCATGTCAGGTCTGAATCCTTGATTGTGGGCGTGTTGATATAAAGAAAGCACATTCTCGAATCCCCTTGAAATATTCCCTTCACCCGCTGCCAGGAGGATCATCCTTTGTGGGTCTGACAGTATTCTTAAAAAGTTTACAGTGTTGGGGCTTGGCGGTCTTGCCATTGTCGAAATATTCCAAAAAATTGATTTATTTAATTATTGCATACTTTAATTCTCAGGGTAAACCCTATTAGGGAAATGGAGGGGTCAATAGAATCAACGACTTACAGCAACTGGCACGATTCTTCCCTGCTATATATGTGAGAGGGTAAGATTTTGCTCTCTCTTCTATCAACTTTTAATAGGTGTCAATATGAAAAAAGATGAAGCTATTTCATACGCCAAGGAAAAGGTTAAAACCTTCAGAGACTCCTTGGATGGCATTGAAATATGGGAAATGCCCAATGGTTCTTATGATGTTGTTCATACTTCAAACAGTAACGGGCGAAACGATAACATTGCCAAAGGTGGCAAAAAGATACAAACAATTAAGGGCAAAGCATGAACGATAACCAAAAAGATATCCTGACAGCAATCTTGGCGGGTCTTATCCTGTGTATTGGTCTATTGGCATACTTTGATGTCCTGACTAAATAATCTCTCTTTTTCTTTTTTATAGGTGTCAATAATGCTCACTTTACACACTTCAAGCAATTACGCTGCATATCTGGCCAACAGTGCTGGAATCATTGTCGAATCAACTCGCAAGGCTGGCGGGGTCAACATGAGGCCAGATCACCCACAATTTGCCGAATACTTAGAGGCTTTCAGGTCAGCCATTGATCTACATGAGGCTGATCTACTTTGCAAAGCCCTTTTATCTTAATTTTAAGACTGTAAGCCCTTAATTCAGGGGCTTATGGCCTTGGAATTTCCCAAGGTTTTCAATTTAAAAGGTGTTAACGATGAAAACAACAGTACATTTTGATGATTTTCGCCATGCTTTCAACTCTATTCGCCCTGATAACTTTTCTCGTGAAGGCTTAGAGCAATTATTTGATTATTTTGAATCTTATGAAAAAGATAATAATGAAGAAATTGAATTAGATGTAATTGCTATTTGCTGTGAATATAGCGAACAACACTGGAAAGAAATTGCTTCAGATTATTCAATCGAATTTGATGATATTGATACAGAAGATAAGCAAAAACAACACATTATGAATTATTTATGCGATAATACTTCAGTTATTGGTTCAACTTCAGACGATACATTTATTTATCAGAATTTTTAAAAACCTATGATCTATGCTTGTCTGGCTCTAATTCTACGAATACTCTCAGGAAAACGATAAACCCAAAAGCCCTCTACGGAGGGTTTTTTTACGTCAGGCACTATATTGGGAAATCTTCGGCCCTGAATTGCAGTTCCTGAGCGAACCATAGGCGTTCTAAGAGGATATTTTGCAATGATTGACGGGCTACTATAGTTTTTTGAAATCGATCGCTCATTTCCTCGATTTCCTCTTTATTCCATAATGTTATGCGCTCGCTTTTAGTTTCTAATCGTTTGCGTATGTAATCGGCTCGCTCTTGAAGTGTAAAAAGCGCACGATCTGACAATACTTTATTACATTCTGTGCAGCAATTGACTAAGTAAAAACCTATTTTGCGCTCTTTAAACCATTTAAGATCTTTGGTATCACACCATGAAATCGGTGGGCAATGGTCAAATTCTGACCAACTATCACCACAATAAAAACAACCAGGTCGACTACTCCAATGGCGCTCGTATCTATGCCCATATTGGGTTAGCAATTTATTTCGGTGTTTTTGGTGCTGTCTAGGCATGGTTAGCCTATTTTACTACTCCCAACTATGCACAAGCCCTAAAAAACGCCTAGAACGGGCTTTTATCGCCTTTTGAGGGCATATCCTCGCACAATCTGCGGATGGTTTCATTCAATGCGTCTATTTCATCCATTTTATTGATAGCCCAAGCCCTCTTTTGCCCATGCCATCCAAGCACTGGGTTTCGGTGGCAATCAACACAAAGGGCAATGCAAGTGTACTGAAGACCTTGTTTGTAGTGGTGAGCCTCACTCGGTGGTGGTGCTTCGCAAACGCTACAAGGGAGGTTTTTAACCCTTGCAAGGTGTAACCTCTCTTTTGCGTTCAGTTTATTGTTCAAGTGGTGGCTTTCATTTCCATGCGGGCACTATATTGCTCGGTTCTCCAGCACTCGATTCTTGCTTGTGCAGCGGTCATTAACCATCGATATTTTTCCTCTGTTTCGACAGCCTCTCTAATGCCTCTCAAGATCATTGCATAATCTTCGTGTGCATAAGCGTAAACCTCTTGTTTTCCAAGTACCTCAGTGCCAGCTTGTGACATGAGTTGGGCTTTTCTGCTTTTCCTGAACTCTTCTAAATACATTCTGTCAGCTTTTGCCTTGGCATATAGTGGAGCAGTATCTATTAAATATTGAATTGCTTTAGTAGGTTCGTTCATATTATCTCCACGACTAAATCATTATTTGATTTAATATAATCTTTGGTTTTCTTAATATATCTCTCGAATTCTGATCGGCTAATGCTTGATTGTTGTAAATCAGCATATTGGATTAAATCCCTTACCGCTTTAATACCTTCGCCTGATAAACCCATCTTCATTGTGTTTTGGTAGCGTTCTGCTGCCTGGTGCAATGCATCTTGTGCTTTTTGGCAAACAGGTAAAACCTCATCTTTTCCGATGTTGTGCCTTGCCATCGTTTCACTTAGGTTTAAAACGTCAACAAGGGTACGCCAATCGGTTATTGTGCCTTGTCCTTTGGTCATTGCTTCTAGTGCTGAGTATTCCATCATTCTGAGCTTGTCTAGCTTGTCTCTGTGGGTGATTGACGCACCTACTATTGCGTGTTGGGTTGGGTCAATCAATGCCCAGACCTTGCGTTTAGTTCGCTTTCTCATTCGTGCTTGTAGTTCAGCTTATGGTGTTGGAAACGCATAGCCGCTTCCATCTCTAGTTCTTTGAAGTGTTCGTCAGAGAACAGTCCTATGACGTTTCTACCCTCAAACCAAACTTCTTTAATCGACTCGTTATAGGTAGTCTCACCATCGTTCTCATACTCGTAAACTACTGTGACGATCTCGCTACCTTCGCCTGTGGTTGTGTCAAATTCCCAAGTTTTTTCCATCATTCACTCCTGTTAAAAATTAAATGTTATCAATGATTTATTGGCTTTTGAATAGGGATTTACCCTAGTCCAAGCACTCCTTAACGCAAATATCAACGCCTGGCACAGTTGAATAAACCTTGGAAACATGGATATTCACGATCTGCGAATCATCCTTGTAAACAACTCCATTCATAGCGTCTTCTACACTTTTAAGCACATTGGATGCATCTGGCTTCTTAATTGGCTTCTCTAAGCCGTTTAAACAGGCTTCTATGCGCTTTTTAGGCAAAGACTTAGGAATTGGCGCACGAATGTACAAATACAGCGTTACAGGGGTTTCCAAGGGTTCGCTACTTCCCATTGCTTCTATTGCGGCTTCTTTGATTAAAGACTCATAGTTTCTTGTTTTGTCAGGGGTGTAAGTTTGGACAAAGTTTCCTCGCTTTGCATACCTTGCTCTTTGTTTGCCAACAGGGTCAGCATCTACTTTAAAAGTGACCATGAAGCTCATAGCAATGTCCCATCTTTAATTCTGTTCATATATTCTCGGATTCTGTCTCTAGCACCAGAGCCATAGATTCGCTCGGCTCTCTCAAGTCTGGCACGAATGAGATCACGATTCTTGGATGACTCCCAGTTGCGATAAAGCTCCCTTGCTTCTGCTTGCTCAAGGATTACTCTATCGCTTTGGCCTTGTATGTTTCTTCTACTCCAAGTCACCAGTAAGCTCCAGTGCTTTGTTTATCAAATGCAGAGGGTAAGGGACTCCCTCTTTAACCTTGTCTAACAGTTTCATTGCGTCATAGTGGGACATTTTTACTCCACTTATGTTTCTCAAGCCATTTCTTGGCCTTCTCTTTAGCCTCTAACGCTGCTTGTCTTTCTGCCTCGGTAGATTGCTTCTCAATCTGCAAAACTTGTTTAACAGGGATTTCAGGCCCTTGGTTGCACAAGTTTCTAAACTTGATGGCACTCGGAATAAACTCTCCATCTAGTTTGGCAATGGCAAAGTCCATGCTTGGTCTGTATGTCAGGAATCGACCTAGTTGGGTTTTCCATTCTTGTCTAACAAACTCTGGGTCTATGCCATCAAAGTGGCGATTAAATGGTGTTCCAAAGATTGCCATCATTCTGGCAAAGATGTAATCAAGACCTTCGTCTTGGGTGCAAAAATCAGTTTCCAAGTAATTTGACATTGCCACCTCCAATTAAGCCTCTTGTTAAACCTGAAATAACCCGTTGATTCATTTGACCAGTTTTACTGAGATTCTTTTCCTCTGGTTTAAGCCAATCAGCTTGCAAACCTTGAGAGCCTCTAGCACACCAAACCGATAAAAAGTCGCTGAAGGACATATTTGCTTTTGACGCTTCTTTTCTTGCGCTTGAAACAACAGTCTCAGTCACAGGAGCTTTCTTGGCTTTCCTGAGTTGTTTCCAATCATCCCAAATTTGTTGATCAACATCTGGTGGACAGGCAACGCTAGTTGCTCTCTTCTCTATCTGGTTATTGGTTAATGGTTTATGGTTAGTGGTTAATGGTGCATCGTCACCCGATGATGTGTCCACGATGGGTACATCATTACCCCTTAATGTACCTATATAAACATCAATGGACAATGACAAATAGTGAAACACAAAGTCCTCTTTATTGACCAAATGCTTCAAAGTTGGGTTATCCCTGACAAACGCACCATAAGCAGAAACGGCTTGATGCTTACGAAATTCGGCTATTTCTTTGTCTGCACGAACATTGATAAACCCATTTTCTGTGGACAAAAAGAACTCATTAAGGACTGTCAAAACATCCTCCTCGTGATCTCTCATGCCAATGTGTCTAGCAGCATCTCTGTGCCTAATTGGTTGTTCATGGAGAAAATAGAAGTCTAAAAGTCTTCTGTATGCCAAGTCTTCTAACAAAGAAAGATGGCGAGTGTGACTCATGTAGTCACCAATGTGAAACTTGTAAAAGTGCATGATTTCCGCTTTTTTAAAACACCCTTAGAAGGAATTGCCAGCAGGAGAAGGGATAACTCTTTTCGGTCGGGTAATTAGTCCGACCTAGCTGGATTCCATAATATCAAAACAATTCTACTTTGTAAATCAAATAAATTGATTATTTGTGATCTCTTTGGCAGGTTTTGGTCTGCCAAGCAATCTTTTAGCTTGTGCATTCATCACCGCATACTCTGATTTGCTGAAGATACCTTTGGCGTTCCTGATGTCAAAAGGGTTCAATAAGCAGCGAGGCTCATCTTTTGGTCTGCTCTCAATCAGGTGATCAGCAAGGGTGTACCTGGCAACTCTGTAGCGACCAACCTTAACCTCTTCTGTAGTTAGCTCACCTTTGTATCTCAACTTCTTAGCTGTTGACAATACAGATGATTTAGGCATACCTGTTAAATCACATAGTTCTTGTGAAGTAAGTGGCCCATTCTGTAGAGCTTTAATGATCATGGCTTGAGTCATTTGAAAAGGTTCTCCAAATTGATTTTTCGGTTTAGATGAAGTTCTAGCGTTCTAGCAAGTAGGGCTGTCATAGAGGCATCTAAGTCCTCTGGTTCGGTTGTATAAGCAACTGCCATTGTTTGAGAGTACCCAAGCAAGGCTTCAGCGCATCTTTGTTCAAGTATTTCAACGTGCATAAGAAGAAGGAAGTAGGTAGAAGGGCTATTTACTAATAGGACAAGTCTTTTCAGATTAGCATAGAAAAAACTTTGCGTAACTAGGGAAAACCCCTATTAAATAGTTGTAAAACCTGTGGCACATTAAAGGTGTTGGTCAGTGTTCATGCGAAGTCCATCGTGTAAAAAAGTTGCAATGCCATCGAAACTTGTGACCAACTAGATCCACGGGAGATCATGCAGGGACGAATTGCAAAAACGGACATTTTTGATAAACAAATAGGAGTGAATATGCCGATTCTTAATGGAAAAAAGGTCATAGACCTACAAGTAGATGGAGTAGATAGCAGAGATTATCCAGACTTCTCTGATGCTTACTTTTCAGGTGGATGCTATGAAGATGGAACACCATTGACAGAGGATGAGTTAAACAAGCTCACCGATCTAGCAGGTGATGTTCTCTGGGAAATGGCTTTCGATAGGCTCACATGAAAACACTATTTCAGACCTATTTGGAAGAGTTTTCTGACATTAAATACTGTCCTTATTGCTTGACAACCAAGGGAAACAGAATAGTTTGCTGCCAAGAAGCAGACTTCATTGAGTTCAAGGAATTAGACCTTGACCAACAAACACAAATCATTGATCAAGAGTTAAACGATAATTTTTAAAGGAGTGAATATGTCAATAGAAGCGTTACTTAAAAAAGATGTTAATTCTCATACAGAGAAGAAAAACAACCTGACCTATTTGTCATGGGCTTGGGCATGGGCAGAGGCTCTCAAAGCCGATCCTACTGCTTCCTACAAGGTGGAGATGTTTGGTGACAAGTGTTTCATGGATATCAATGGTACGGCAATGGTGTTTGTTACTGCCACCATGTTTGGCAAACCAATGACCTGTCAGCTTCCTGTGATGGACTACCGAAACAAAGCCATCCCTAATCCTGATGCTTTTGCTGTCAATACCGCCATCATGCGCTGTATGACCAAGGCTCTGAGTCTGCATGGTTTGGGACTCTACATTTATGCGGGTGAAGACCTTCCAGAAGAGGGTAAATCAGTGGTTATTACACCTACTCAGGGTGCAACAGATGACATTCCACCAGAAGAATTACAGTACTTACAAGAGATGGCAGTTGAACTGATTGCCACTTGTGAGCAAGGTGATCCCAAGGCAGCTTGGGTTAAGTTAGAGGGAGAGAACCTAGACGATCAACAAAAGATTGCCCTATGGACACTCCTTCCAAGTAAAGTAAGAAGTGCGTTAAAGAAAGCGAAGGAAATGTAATGGAAAAGAAAGATAACTCGGGAGTTTTGTTCCGATCCGATAAAAAAGATAATGATCGTGCGCCTGATTACAAAGGAAATATCACAGTAAATGGTCAGGATTACTGGCTATCTGCTTGGATCAAAGAAGGTAAATCAGGCAAATTCATGGGTTTGGCACTGTCACCCAAGGAACCAATTGCAAAGCCATCAGAGCGGTCTAAAGCGACCAACTTTGATTCAGACGATATGCCTTTTTAGAAAGTAACAAATGAACTATTACCCTGAAGCTCAAGCAAAACTTGCTATTCAATCTGCTCAACTCATTGACAGAAATCCAACTGTAGAGGAGAACCTTGACGAGAGGATTCGTTATCTTGAATCAGAGTTGCAAAGATTAAAAGACTCAAAAGAAAGTCTTGGCCCACTTCTTAAGATGAAGATTCGAGACATTCGACAAGCAATGGATTATTAAGTTTACGAGGCGAAAGCGGATGCTGTGCCAGTTGCGATCAAAAGCCTCTGATTACGCACAGACGCAGCGAGTAGCCTCACCTAATAGGAGTCAATGATGAATGATATTTTTAACAACATGAAGCAGTCAATGGACAGATTCTTTGGTACACCAGCATTTAAGTTGGTACGAAAAGAAGACCCTGTAACGAGCCATGAGGCATCCCAAGCCATTGACACCACCAAGATAGAACAACTCGTCTATGAGGCCATTAAGAGCTT